CAGTCCTCTCCGGTCACATCGATACCACTACCCGCAACGAGTTTAGCAACGCGGGCCTGCAGTTCATTGCGAACGCACTCGCGTTCCCTAACAAGCAGGCTGCATGGTGGTTTAAGATGATAGGCCTGAAGTTCGGAGACGACGGCAGCCAGATTTCAACCGGAAAGCTGGTCCACGTAGCTGAGTCTTTTGGTATGGTGGTCAAAGAGTCGGAGCAAACAGGTAGCGAGACTGAGTTCCTCTCTCGCCTGTATCCTGATCTAAGGACGTCTGGCGCCTCTGGGCGCCTGATTGAACGTGCCCTCAAACGGATCCCAGTTGTCGTCCCAGGCAACAAAACGGCGCTGCAAGCTTTGGCGGATAAGGTCAACGGTTACCTGATCTCCGACCCCGACACTCCGTGTGTCAGCTCTTACTGCCGCGCCCTGATCCGCGTCCTGAAACTCCCTGCGCCCTCAGAACCAGTCAATGACGATTATCGCCCCGCCGGGTCGTACCCATGTATGAACTCGGAAGAAAAACAACGATTTCTAGAACTCCAGGTTGGACCCAATCTAACACTTAGTGCTCTTCAAGCATTTGATGCCGCCATCGATGCGGCGTCTACGATAGAAGAGATAGAAGCCTGTCGGCTTGATGTCGACCGGCCACCCACTATGATGTAAGTTGTGGACAACCGCGGAGCAATGGTTCGTTGAGAAATATTGAACAACCTTTTGCAATTTTCTTTCAATGACTAAGAAAAACAAAGCTAATGCGAACAAACAGTCGAAGCAGAGGAAGGCACGTACGGCCGTCCACACCGCCAACCGCCAAGCGAGGCGCCGCGACCCGTACTATGACTGCTCTTGCCCACCGATTGATGCGCTTGACGCGACTCATCCTGGTTTACCTCCGCTCCCGCGCTCCGTAGGCCCTTACATTCCTGAGACGTTGACTTATATCACGTCCGGAATGAACTATACGACCTCTCTCTGGGGTCCTATTAAGTTTAAGGCCGCGCAGGGAGATTATTGGAGGAGCAGCGTTGGTATTGCCGGAATTGCCGGTGGTAGCGCTATCAACGCAGCTAACAACGCACGGATTATCGCCCCGATCGACATGTCTGCCTATGCGAAAGCTAGTATGGTCCCTGCCTCCGTTACGGTCCAGGTAATGAACCCAGCTGCTCTCCAAACCACGGCCGGCAACGTGTACGTAGTCCGTTGCAACCAACTGATCAAGCTCGCTGGTAGCTCGACGTTGTGGGATAATCTTGCCAATCAGATTGTCTCCCGCTCAAACTCCTTGCCTATGTCTGCTGCCGGCCTCAACCAGAGGCCAGTCAAAATCGACTGTGTCCCTCTCGATATGACAAGCTACTCGCAGTTTGAGCGCCTGAGCAACAACTCCACGGGCACGTTCACCTTCGACAGCGATGACCACTCGTTCGACACTATGTCCCCAGTGCTCATTTACAACCCTGACGCAGTTGCGTTGACCGTCGCCGTCACAATCAAGTGGCGGATGCGCCTGGACCCCGGTATCCCTGGGTACGGCGCAGGTCTTCCGCAGAAAGCAGCCCCTCCTGGTTACTGGGATCGGGCCTTAGCCTACGCCCAGTCCTTTGGCAACGCCGCTCGTGCGGCGGTGACATCGGATGAGGCTATGGCGCTTACTACGCGAATGGGCTCGCTCGCGATATCGAACTATTCTGCTCGGCTCGCCGTTCCGCCTCGCTTCCGTGGTGCCTATATCACGGAACTCTAGTCGTTTTTCCTTGCATTGCCTAGCTCACGGCGCAAACTGAGCTTTTTCCTTTCCTATCCCCAGTTCAAAACTTCTCGAAACACCATTCTCCGCGGGCCTACCTTGGCCTCGGGCCAAAAACAG